CCGTAAATTTAACTTTTGCAATGTATGACATTATGAAACGGCCCTTGTAAGTTTCATTGAGGCATCTTCACTTGCCTCATCGTACATTGCGCGAATTGTTACATCTTGCATCGCATTAGTTGCTGTGAAATCTAAGTTAGCGCCCGTAAACTTACATTTGGGAAAAACTAAAGTATATTTTTTGCTGCTAACGGAACCTAGAGGAAAAGTAACGGCAAACAGTGTGTGGTTAGTATCCCGCGCTGCATTGTATAATGCCGAAAAGTTAGTGTCTACATAAACTCTTGCTGTAATTTCAGCTAGTGCTGCGCCTTTGGTTAAACCGCCTTTTGTAAAACTACTACCTAGAACATTTTGCGCTTCTCTGCCTTCGTAGTTGAAATTTATAGTTGCGCTTTCAAATGCGTCTAAAGTGTAACCAGCAAAAGCAATAGTTCCAACATCAACACCAGAAGTAAGTGGCGCCCGTTCCGTTTGATCCGTGTAACTCGCACCGCTAATTGCGCTGGTTGATGTATCTGCTGAACCCATACCCATTAAATCAAAGGCAAAACTTATATCAGCGTTTGATGTAAGAGTAATCGACCCGCCAATTGCCTCAACACCTAAATATCGCATCATTGTATTTGTGCCGCCAGCGCCAGCCGTAATAGCGTTTTCTATTGTAAGTGATTGAGTGGTTTTTGCATTTTTTAATACATTGGTTGACCATGTTCCTTGGAATAAACTCTCAAAGAAATCATCATATGCGCCATAAGCAAGTGTTCCTGACATTTCACCAGTAACATCTATTCCTGCAATTGCCGTTTCAACCGCCTCGCCTTTTCCCGCAAGTGAACGATGCTCAACGATTGTTGGTGCGGCTGTCATGTTTATTGGAACATCGCTGTTTGTAAACGATGGTGTTGATGGCGTGGCTCCCGCCGTTGCTTCGGCCACAAAAGCACTCCGAAGCTGATTTGATGCTGTGCCAGTCATTTTATGGCCTCCTATTTATATTCATAACGCACGAAAGGCGCGATGAAATTAGCAATGTGAAAAGGTATATCAGAAACTTCGCCAGAAATATACGGGTGCTGTTGATCTGGTGAAAATCTAATAAATTCGTTAGTTGTTGCGACTGCACCCGCATTTGTAATACGCTTATTGAAGAATATGCCATCTAATGTTTCAGCATATCCTCTCCATGTATTTGTTCCTTTGCCGCTTTCTGTGAATATCTGAATACTTATGAGCCCAAGATATTCTATACGGTTACTTGATGCGCCAATTGATCCTTGAACAACCTGACCATTTGTAATTGTTAAACGAATACTATTGAAGGTGGGTTCAAACTCATGTCCGTCTAAACCTAAAGGAGTCGCGCCCGACCATTGAGCCGCAAGATATGTTTCTATGGCAAGGCGTTCTGTAGCATAACTCATATCAGAACATTCCTATAGGCTCTTTGAATTTCTACAATTGTAGGAGCAACGATGCCTTGTGGGGCTTTCTTTGACGATCCATTTTCTAAGACATTAGCATATGACAAATTGTTTTGTATTATAATTGATTTGTCTTTTTTATACTCGAAAGTTTCTATGACTTTATTGCCCTTGGTAATTGTTCGACCACCTGACTTATCAGTAATTTGGTTTGTTGTATTATTAAAAGTATTTTTAGAAACGATCCAATTCCCGCGAAATCTTCCAGTATCGACAGGGGCTTTCAATACAATACGTCTAAACGCATCTAGCCCAATAGATATAATCTTATCCTCTACTAACTCATCAGTAGCAGCTATTTCTTTCTTTAGCTGCAAATTAAACTTTTTGACGCTCATTTTTCTAACACCACCGCATATTGCAATGAAACAGAGCCAACAATATTTTGAGCAGACTTTACTTCATAATCTACACTGTTGACAGTTAGTTTATAACCTTCCTTTGCTGCTGTAGAAAAGCCTTCTAGTAAAACAAGCTGATCTCTTGGCCCTACTACTGTATCGCCAAAAATATCTGCGGCTGGCGTTTCAGTGTCAAACAAAGCGCGACCAGTAATTGCCGTTGCAGTTGCCGCATAAGCACCAGTTGAATAATTATATGAACCGTTAGTAATATAAGTTATAGTTGCATCATCAATTACATCAGTAATTGCCGCATTTACTGCGTCAAAAGCTGCGTCTGCTATAGCTGTTACTGTTGTACTCACCCTCTAATCACCTTTATTTGAGCGCCGCCGTAAACTGTATAAGGCGAGACTAAACCCTCTATTGCAACAAAGCGCGGAGTTTCGCGGAAATTAGTATATTCAACATCTGTTTCTACTGGGCCAGCTTTATTTTTCTCACGCACTTTTGCACCGCCCTCAACAGTAGCGAAAGGCGTTGCTCCTTGATTAATCAAATAAGCTAATTCAGCTTGTGCGTCTTTTATGTCTTGTGGAACCGTATCAGGGTCAATAGGCCAATCTTTAACAAGCATAATGCCCGTCAAGCGAGGCCATGCCATTGTTTGATAACGATATTGTTGTTCACCAATAAAGTCATAAGCTCGATTTATATAATCGGCAGATTTAACTAACTCCGATTCCTTAGATGAAGTGCTGCCGCCAATAGTAACATTTCTTTCTGTCCAAAACGCCTCGTATTCAGCCACAGTAATATAGCTGTTTGTAGTAGTGCCACCAATAGTTGTAACAATAGCCATTTTTTAGCCCTTTTCAGTCGTCACCTTTTTTTTAACAGCCTTTTTCTTAGCTTCATACAGCTTATGCAATTTTGGATCAAAGTCGCTTTCATTAATTAGCGCCCATCCATCTTTTGCCTTTTCATGCACTATTTTTACCAGCTTCATTAAATCACCATTTAACCTTTGCAGCCCAATATGCTGCACTTATTTTGCCTTTAGCAATGTTTTTCTTATGCCTTGCCAAAAAGGACTTACGCCTTGCTTTTCCCGCTTCTGTCCTTGGGTTTTTACCAGCGCCTTTAACCCCTTGCTGACCAAAGCGGATTGTTTTTACTTTATTTCCAACCTTTGCTAAAACCACATGAGATTTCTTAGGATGGTTGGGAGTGCGCTTAGGCTTATTATAACCACTAACACCTAGCTTTTTTATTCTAGCTTTGCTCATCTTAATCTTCGCAATGCTCTGCGCTCTGCTTTGCTATATCTTGAGCTTTCCTTGTCATCACTTTTTCTTCTTTTTGACCTTCTTCATTTTCTTTTTAACGACAAGACCTTTTTTCTTTAGATACGCTCTAGGCATTTTTTACCTCCTAAGTAATGAAAGGGGGCCTAAGCCCCCAATCTATTAACCCATGACAACCGCAATTGCGTCAGAGTTCCATGCTTTGAAACCATAGACACAACCGACTTGGATCATTGCTTTGTTGAAGCCTTTGTATGTTGCAACTTCAAACACTAATCCTGATGATGGGTCTTGAACGATCAGAACGTCATCTGCCGCATCGCCACCAGTTGGTTTTGCTGGCGCGCGCATAGCAACTTCCATCGCAGCTTGGTGCATCATAATGTTGCCAGTGTAATTATTTCCCACTGTTATCGCTGCATTATCAGCGACCGCAACACGCAAACCAGTGTCACCTACAACAAGATTCCCACCAGCCAATGCAGTGTTCACAATATATTTATTTGTGTCACCCGCAATAGTGATTACATCACCTGCTATGATTGTCCCCGATCCGCCGTCTGCTGGAATAGTTGTATCACCTATTGCTGCCGAAGCATTATTTACAAGATAGGATGTACCAGTTCCTTTAGTGTGATCGCGCACTTGACCGCTTTCTTTTAAAGAAACTCCCTGCAAATTAAGCAATTCACCGCGCCGAAGCAAATCGTCACTTCCCGCCGTATTTACTTGCTGCAAAGATGCTAGATTGCGCAAATTAACACCTGCCGCCGTATTAACAACTAAACTTATTAAGTTGTCATTCGTAGGCATACCATTGTCGGCTAGAATTTGTCTAGCTTGTGCGACTTCGTTAAAGTTAGAACCGAATGGCGTTGTGCCAGCCGTACCAACTGCACGAGAAGCATTAGTGTTTGCCTCTGTTGCTAAATCAGACTCAATTTCATTAACAAGCGTTCTCATTGCTTGCATGATTTGAGCGCCATAGACAGTTTCATAACCAGCGCCGCCATCCAAGAAGCGAACATCTTCGCCTGTGTATGGAATTTGAACACCACGTTGTTTTGTTAGTGTTAGCGTTTTATTCGTAAGCGTTTGATCTGTTCCCTCTGGAATAGTCATCGCTGGAGTAATATCAACTGCTGATACAGAGGGCGTTACAAATGAGCGCACTGTTTGACCAACTGCTGCTTGCTCAGAGCCAGCATTTAAAGTTGATGCAGGGATAAAGCCGACCAGCTCTCGGCCTACAATATCAGCGGCACGATAGATGTCAGCCGCCAGATCAGTTAAGGTATTCGCCATAACATTTCCTTTCTTTTGCGGTTAGCCATAAACGACCTTGCCGCCACTTGTGGAATGAAGTGAGCGTTCACGTTGTGTCATTAGCTCGAATTGTGAGCGCGTCACCGATTGCTTAGTGCCTAACCTACCGTTAGAACTCGCTGGTGGTTTGCCTCCACCTGATACACCCACATCTCTTATGAAGACCTGACCTGTATCTGACGCTGCTAATTCTTTAGCTAGATCGCCAATTGTAGCGTATCCATCGCTCCCCGAACCAGCTAGGGGTTTGGAACTATCCTCTGCCATTATACGCATATTTCCGTTTTCGTCAAACCCAATGCGAGATTTTACCATTGCGGTTAGTGGTTTCAGACCTTTACTCATAATATTTTCTTGCAACAAAGCTGTCTGGAAAGATGTTATAGCTTGCTCGTGCGCTAGTTTTTGCGTCTTTGCTCGCTCTGCATCTAATTCAGCTTTATGTTGTGTGTTTAGCTGTGCAATTACTTCTTCATTACTTACTTGAGAAATTGAAGGTGCATTTTTTAATTCTTCAATTTCGCCTTTTAAACGCTCGTTTGCCTTACGCCTTCGCATATTTTCTTCATTTGAATCAAGCCATTTTTGATTTTGAACTTTTAATTCACCTTCTAGTTCAACTATCCGCTTCTCTAACTTACTAGAATTTGTTTCTTCTATTTCTACAGTTTCTGTTTCTTCGCTCATGGTAGTTCCTTTTTACAGACCAGCTTTGGCCCACGCTGCGCTTTCACGCTGTTTCAATTGGTTTAAATTTAGCTCGTTTCCCTTTCTATCAACAAAACGATCCATTTCTAAACCCGCTCTGAATAACTTGGCTTTTGATATTCCAAGTACTTCATTCTGGAATTCCTTAGGTTGTTGTCGCAACCATCTATCATAATTCAATTCTGTCGAAACTTGCCCATTCATTGATGCGCGAGTTGATTTATTAGCACCGTCTTTTGCTGAAATTTGTAATTCACGCAACGATTTCAACACAGGAATAGTTGTTGATCTGCAAGCCGCATGCGCTGGCGGTCTTGGCCCCGCATCGGTTGGATACACTTTGCCATCTCTAGCGCGACAAATTGCCGTAGTTCTTCCGTCTAGTGTAGCGACCCACTCAACCGATTTTATTAAACGGCCATTGCGTTGATAAATTAATGATCTAGCGGTGTTTGCACTATGAGATAAAGCGGTTCTGACAGCCGTTTCTGCGCCTCTGCGCGATTGCTCTATGATGCCTTTTTGACTGCGTGTGCCTCTAATAGTTTGAATTATTTGCTGTGTAGTTTGTCCTTCGACATATCCCTGCATCACGGCATCTTTAAGCCTACGATACTGACCGTCAGGTAAACCTCTATACCAATCCTTAAGAAATCTGCCTTGAAATGGCCTCGAAATAACACCAGCTATAATTTGCTCATCTGATGGCGCGATAAAATCTAAATCAATTGGCACGACTTTATCAAACAAATTCATTTGCCATTGCTTTTCGTATTTAGCTAATTCCTCAACCTGATTGTTTAGCAACGAAATAACAGGCTTATATCCTAATTTTATTTTTTCTTGTAGTTGGCGAAGTAACCTGTTTAATTGTCGCCTTGGCATCTTATCTAGGTCTGACTTGATTAAATCAGCTACAATCTGATCCTCTACATCGGTCAGGAGTGCTAATATATCTTTGACAACGCCTGACTTGTATCTCTGTAAGTAAACTTGGTGACGAATAGTTGCGTCAGCAAAATCATCCGATATTGCCATCAGGCTCGTCCATTGGTGCCATTTCAATCATTTCTTCTTCATCGTCTGGATTTACTTCCTCAGACAGAAGGTTTCGCCGCTTCGCTTCGTTTATATAGGTCTGCTTAGAAATGACCTCCGCAAGATACATTTTGTTGATTGCGTCCATATCAAGATGGCTCAAAGCATTTGCCGCAAAATCTTTATTTATTACTACATTTATATCTGCAATGATTCCTGACATTTCTGCCATATACGAAAACGCAAGTTCCAGCGTATCCTTTAAATTATCGGCCCACATTCCTAAGCGACTGTTTACTTTGTTTTCGTCAATCATATCGCCTGTGGCTGTAGACGATCCAGAGCGTGACATAATTAATTGCAAACCCATTGCTTGCATCTGAAACTCCATGTCCTTAAGCTCTGTGCGCCCTGCGTCAATCGCAGCCCCAGAGTGTTCCACAACGCCAATCTTTGCGTTTTCGTTAGAAGAATAAAAAGCATAGCCAGCGCCTTCGGTAAAACTCTCTAAATCTTCGCGTGAATAGCCGTGAAAATATTTCATTGGAGCGCGAGCATGGTGCATAATATTAGCTTGATCTGATTGCGACCGCCAATGAGCAAGATTAATCTCTGCAAGTCTAGCATGGCATGGCTTGGCCTTCAAAAACCCGTCACGGCCTAAATCAACAGCCGCAACGTATATTCTAGGCATCTGCGTTTCATACTCTGTATATAGCATAAACTCTTGCGCATCGTTTTTACGGTATAACCTAACATTGACCGCACCGACCACCCGATTATCTTCAACAGGGAGGGTTAAAACTCTAATCTGTTCAAAAATAGCTGGATCAAACTCATCATCGCTTTGTTCTGTAATGCTTTCCATAATACGGATTTGAGTAAGCGTTGGTGTATTATCAATTATCTCTGTGCGATAACCAATAACGTCCTCAATGGACAAGCCAACGAAATAAGGGCGAAGGTTTTGCTGTTGTGCTTGCAAGCGTGTCACATCAGACTGCCTTGCTGGTGCATCAACCATAATAAACGATATTCCAGAAATTTGTGCTTGGTCAAAACATTCTCTTGCAAATTGCGAAAGATCGCGCCCCTGCAAATCGACATTGTATTGCCACATATCAAGGTCGGTCCCTGTTTCAGCTAATATCACAGGCATTTCAAATACTTTGCCTGATAAATCTTCAACAGTCTTACCAACGCCATCAAATAGCCAAGTTGATTTTACCCTGGCCTCATAATCGTCATCAGTTTCTTGCGGAAACTGTGGTAAATATTTTATTCCTTGCTCACGCATATGCGAGCCGCCACGCACTAAATCACGACTAGGCGCAGAGGCATCAAGCATTTCTTGTATCTCAGGAGTTATCTTTGCGACTGAATTAATCATATTCTAATCACCATCTTTCCAGCAGCTTGGACTTTAATAAGCGGCGCGATTGCATAACGTACAGCATCAGGCGCATGATTATTTGAGTCAATTACGTCAGGCAAAATATCACCAGACAACTTATCGACCTTGTGACTATACAACCGAAAGTCATCAATGGCACCTTTGCAATTTGGGGCTATTATGACAGATTTAAAGCCGCGAATAAACCTAATTCCTTCTTGAATACTGTTAGGCCACTTTTTAACGCCTTCCATGCGCGGAAAACCATGCCTTTGCAAGTATGATATTGTTTTTGGCTCTGCACTATCAGCGCGGCAAGTATAACGGTCAAACTCTGGTATATGCTTGCAAATAAAATTGTGAGTATCATCAATTTCTATTCCAATTCCGTAAGCCTCTTTTTCTATATACAGCGTTTCGTCATAAACCCAACACTTTATTGCCACTAAAGGATCAGGTCGAAAACCAAAGTCAACGCCAAGATAAGGACCGTCCCATCCTTGCATTGGCTCAAAATCTTCAACTTTCCATTTTCCATAAAATACTTGTGCTTCATTTATAGTTTCATATTCACCTAACCAAATGTGAGCAAACCTATCAAAGTCTCTTTCTTTAGCGGTTTCAGCCAAATCAACCATAGATTTTGGAGCAAACGGATTATTGTCATAGTTTACGTGAACAAGTGCATTATTAATATTTTCGTCAAATACCTTTTCAACAGCATCGCTAGGGCTTCTTGGGTTCCAACTAAACCATAGCTCTGCGCCTTCTTTCCGCATAGTCGGATCAAGTAACTCAATAGATCGCTTTGACAAACTCTGCGCTTCCTCGCACCATGCTATATCAAAACCCTCTAACGATTTTATGCTGTCGGCTGTATGGTCTTGCATGCCTTGAAAGATAATAATTCCATCGCCACGCAAATTTCGTATTTCCGTTGTTTGTATTTCAAATAAATGCTGCACGTTTAAAGCTGCTATTTTATCCTCTAGCAATTGCTTGGCTGAAAACTTCAGTGATCGCTGCACTTCACGTATGCAAACCACTCTTGTATCAGGGTTCATTAACTGACGTTCTATCACTGCCTCTGCAAAAAAATGTGATTTGCCAGATGCACGACCACCTTTTGCGCCTTTATATCTAGGATGGCCATTTGCACCTTCCAGCAAAGGCAAAGACCATCTAGGTGTCTGTATCTGTAGTTTTGTCAATAATTACACGCTCTATTGCTGTCGGTGTCATAGAACCATCGGGGCTTGTATGTTCAAGATGCTGTGTTTCGCGCCATCCGCACTGTGTTTTAAGATAGAATATTTGTGCGCCAAGCTCACCCGCTCTTGCTTTTTGTATTAAACTTCCTGCAATTGCGCCCTTTGCTTTTGCTCTGCCCTTTTTATAGCGTTCAGAAATATCAGAATTTCTTTCCATTAAGGCATAAAAAGTTGTTCTCCCTATACCAAAGTAATCAGCAATGTCGCCTGTTGATAACACCGCCGCTAATGTTTCCACTTCTTTGATTTGATCTTCTGTCAACGTGATTTCGGGTCTGCCAGCTTCACCGTTTGCCATTAAAAATATCTTTTTTTTACATCTATGCTTTACACTTTTAATTTAACACACTATATCAAGTATAGCAAATAAGGAGATAAACAATATGGCTTATATGAACCAACAACTCAAAAAAGAATTAGCGCCAGAAATTAAAAATGTATTAAAGAAGCATGGCTATAAAGGAACTATTGGCGTAAATAATCACAGCACTTTAGTTGTAAATATTAAGGAAGGTACGCACGATTTTATTAGCATTGCTAATGAAAAAGCTAAAGAAATGGCAGAACGCCGTGGCCACCCTTATTATCCAAGCAAAGGTTATGTTCAAGTCAACCCATATTACCCTGAGCATTATGGTGAAGCCGCGCCGTTTGTTGAAGATTTGATTGATGCTATGAAGGGTAATTCATGGTATAACAACAGCGATATTCAGACTGATTACTTTGACATTGCTTACTATATAGACATCAACATAGGAAAGTGGGATAAGCCCTATTGCTTTAACCCGTAACATATACAAAGGAAGCCGCTTTTTAGCGGCTTTTTAATCTGTGTATATAAAACCAGCAAAGTCTCCAAATCTAAACCACTCTTGAGACCCCTCAAGTTCATCTTTTGAAAGTGGAACTTGCACACCCGCCAAAGACAGTTCTTTTTTTACTATTTCTTCATATGATGCGCCAGCATTTAACTTTTCGCTGGTTGTTAATCGCATTGATACCGTTGCAAAGTAACCGCCCTCGGGTAGCATTTTTTCTAATAAAACTAATGCCCCTCCTTTTTTTCGTTTATTTTTCAATCTTAGTATTACCTCAGATCGGTCTGCCTTGCTTAGAAACATCATTGTAAGATGGCTAACCGCAAAGTCATATTCGTGAAAGTGAACATTTTGCGCTTCTGCGGTAATTAATTCCCCGCCCCCTCTATATAGCTTGCCCATTTCTTCGCTTGGCTCAATAGCAATCAAATTAGCATTACGATTTTTAATAGTATTTTTTAAAATTAGCCCGACATTTCCTGTCGAAGCACCTATGTCGTAAACCAAACCACTTTTAGTAATATAATGGTTGCCAAAGTGCTTTATTGCTCGGCTTGTTAAGTCGTACCAAGGAAGTTGTTCACGAACATGCTGATCAAACGTGTCGGCAATTTCCTTTGATTTGAACGTCCACTTACCTTCCTCGGGCGACATAAAATCAATATTACTCATAACTTTCTCAATATTTTATTGCATATTTCTTCCGCAATAGCTTTCATCATAAGCGGTGGCACTGACCTACCCATGCGTTCCTTTTTTTGCTCAAACTTACCCGTTAAAACATAATCATCAGGAAAAGAACAAATGCGCCGAACCTCTGCGACACTTAATGCTCTTGGCTCCAATGGATGACATACTTGCGCCGCACCTCTTCCTTGTGTTGCCATTATAGTCGGACTTGGCCGCCTTGGGTTTGGTCTAATTAAACTAAATCTTTTATGGTGAGACTTACCTAATTTTGTTTCGTGCCAAAGTTTTTCAATCGAATAACCCTTAATGCTTGTCTCTGGTTCAGGATGTTCTTTAATACCTGACCATGCGTCTTCAATTGAATACCAATAGCTAAAAGGCGTTGGAAACACTGGGTTTAAACCTAAATCATTACGAATACCTACAAATATTAAACGCTCACGCGCTTGCGGTACGCCAAGAAACGCGCTATTTAATAGCTTTGCGCTTACTCTATAACCACATTCTTTTAATTCACGTAAAATTTCTTTGAAATAACCCTTTGCTGTTCCTTTAACAAGCCCGCTTACATTTTCTGCGATAAATGTTTTAGGCTGTATTTCGTTAACAAGCCTTGAATACTCAAAAAAAAGATCATCGCTTCTTTGTTTCTTGTCTGAATAGTTTTTAACCTTTCCCCACCCCTTATGACGTTGACCTGCTGTTGAAAATGAAGCACAAGGCGGCGAACCATCAAACAAATCTACCTCACCGGGCTTTAAATTAATTTTATTTAAAATATCCGCACCCTTCACTGTGCGAATGTCGCGACCGTCAAGAAAAGTATAATTTGCTTTATTTGCTTTGTAAGTCTCTTGCGCCGCGGGTATAAATTCATTCGCATAGAGAACTTTAAACCCTGCCATGCGATACCCCGTTGAACTGCCTCCACCACCAGAAAATGTTGATATGCAATTAAATCCATTCCAATCGCTATTTTGTATTTCTTTCATTGAAGGGATATAATACGAGGGCTTTGTCATTCCTAACCACTCCACTCGTATCCACATTTTGGGCAGATTTTATTTGTTTCTATTTCTTCATTATATTCATTAAATTCTTCTGGCGTTTTTATAATTAAATCATCTTTAAAAAGACTGTTTAGTTCTTCAATGTTAAAGCCTAACTTTTCAATATCAAAATTAACACTTTGTAAATCTTGCATTTCTATCGCAAGAAGCTCATCATCCCATCCCGCATTTAGGGCAAGTTTATTATCAGCTATGACATAGGCACGCTTCTGTGCTTCGCTCCAACCTACAGCGGTCATCGTTGGCACTTCTTCTAATCCAAGACGCTGTGCCGCAAGCAACCGACCATGCCCTGCGATTATTTCACCATCGATGTCTATAAGGATTGGTGTTGTAAAGCCCCACTCTTTGATGCTTGCTGCTATTTGTGAAATTTGTTCATCGCTATGAGTGCGGCTATTTCTAGCATAGGGAGTAATTGACGATATTTTTCTGCGTTCAACTTTATCGGCTGGCCATTCTTCCATTATTATATCCTATTGTCGGTTTTGTTAATTATAAAAGAAAAAGCCCCGTCAATCAAGACAGGGCTAATTAGTTTGGGAAGATCGCATGAAAAAGCGTAACTACGCTATAGCACATATTAATTTGTTTTCATAGTATTTTGTGCAAGATAATATTGATAAGGTTCCAACTGTTCACTACTTACCATTCCACGCCTAACTAATTCTTGTGCGCCCTTGCCATTAACCCAATATTCCGCAACTGGCTCAAGAGCCTTTATTCGTCTTGAATTAATTGCATATTCGTCAGGTGTCCATTTTTCAGTTCCTATTGCATCAATAAACTCTGGGCGTCTTGGCGCTATTGCCTTTGCAGCTTCGTTTAATTCTCTAATTGTCGGCCACGTTCTTGCGATAGCATTACTAAGAAGGTAGTCAGTAAAATCTTTCCACCAACCTAAGTATTCTCTGCTAGGAGCCAGCTTAATAATTCGATTATAAAGGTCTGTAATTTCCTCCTTCTGCGCTTCTGCGTTGGTCTGCATAGCTCTCGGCGGGTTCAATCTCTGCAAAAAACCAGATAGCCTTTCCCTTAAAAATTTATCCCTATCCATTTATTTGCTCCTTTAAAACTTTAGCTGCTAAATTTAACATCTCATCTTTTTGTTCTTCTGGCTCGTCCTTCCATCTCTCAGCATTTAACCATGAAGCTGGATAAGGAATAAACTGTTTATCTTTGCCATCTTGCGCTTTTGCGTATTTTTCAGCAGCGTCTATTATTTCCTGTGGATGGTCCAACAGAAATGCCTTAGCCCATGCTTTCTTTGCCTGTCCCTTTGCCATCTTCTTTGGATATGATTTCCAAAAATCCTCAAATAATTTATCTTTTAAAGTTACAAGGTTATTTTTTATAGGGTTATTCATGCGCAGATTTTGCGTATCCCTATGCGCAGATTTTTCGCTAGGGTCGCGCAGATTTTGCGTATCGCTTTCACTAAACTTTAAAAAATACCCATTAGATGTTTTACCACCATTATCACGAAATCGGTTAATGCGCTTAATTAAACCAAACTCTTCAAGAATATTTAAGTGACTCTCTAATGACCTACGTGACATTTCACATAGCTCAGAAAGCCGTTTAATGCTTGGAAAGCAATCCTTTGATGTTTCGTTGTGGTGATCTGCAAGCCAGTATAATACGATTTTTGTTGCTGGCTTTAGTTTTTTTTGTTTCATCGCTAAAGCGGTCATATAATGAGACATAATTTCCTCTTGTGTTAAGAGGCAGAGCAAGCTAAGTTGACCCTGCCTGTGGCCTGTATGGCCGTATTTATATGCGCACCGTCTTCTTATTGCTTTAGTGCGTATATGGTTCATCAATATAGAGAGTCATAAGATATTGATGAAGCCCTCCTAAGTTTAAACATTTAGGGGGGCTTCTTTTATCAAAGTATATTCAGCAATTCGCTTTTCCCCTACTCTAGCAGTAATAATTTCGTGACCGCTATCGCGCAAGTCCTTTATCCTTGCGGCCAAGCGATATATGCCTAAATGTCTTAAAGCAGTCATAGGTTGTATAAACCTATGCTCCCTCAAATGATTAAGCAGTTTAGTGTTTTGACTTTCCATAATTATTTCCTCAAGAATTAATCCATTCGTTGTAAGTTTTTAACGGCAAACCATTCTGAGTTATATCACCTCCATTACCATCATCTGCACATGATAAATAAATTTGATATTCATTATCATTTGTTCCGCGATACCGCGTTTGCCTAATTTGCGGCTTCAATGTGCCATCTTCCTTAATCCCTATTTCCATGATTTTTCTCCAAGTAGTTAGAAAGTTTTTCGAGTGTTGAATATCGCGGATCAGTTTTACCTGACATTATTTGGTACAACACAGGGCGCGACACACCTGCATTTCTAGCAACAGCCATAAGATTACGGCCTTGCAGCAAAAGGCGCATCTTATGCACCGATAAAATTGTTTCTCTTTCCATAAACTAAACATCCTATGATATTTTTATAATTATCCTTTACATTGGAATTTCGATAATGTAAAGATTAATTAGCAATAAGGAAAATATAATGCACAAACATCCAACGCCAATAAAGATACAAAATGCAATTTTAATTGAAATTTTGGAGGCTGCAATTAAACATCATATTTCACCAACTACGACAATTAAAATAATAGATGCGCTCGAAAAAGGCATTCAAAGAGCTAATCGGGAACATAAAGAATTAGAGGAGGTTCTAAATGTCTGATGCGATAAAATCCTTGATAAAAGCACAAAGCGAAATGGGCAAAGCCATCAAGGGAAGCCTTAACCCACACTTTAAGAGCCGCTATGCTGACCTAGAGGCAGTGGTAAATGCAACGATGGCCGCTTTCCACGCAAACGGTTTTGCCGTCCTACAACCTAACGATCAGGACGCTGGCGGGCATTATGTCGAAACACGATTGCTTCACACATCAGGCGCAGAGTTTTGCAGTAGAGTTTATTTAGTTCTTGGCAAGAACGATATGCAAGGGCTTGGCTCTGCTATTACTTATGCAAGGCGTTATGGATTGCTTGGGATGGCTGGCATCGCGCCAGAAGATGATGATGGTAATGCAGCCGTAGCAAATAAAAAAGGCCCCGCTATAGAACTTACGACAGAGGCTAGAGTTGATGCTGCAGTAGAGTTTTACAGCAATTGTAGCAGCGAGGCATTTAACAAATATGAGAAAGGTTTCCATAACCTATTAAGCAAGGTTGAAACTGCTGACCAACACGACAGACTATTTGATGCGCATAACAACCGCTTCAAACAACTTTTTGAAATAGAAGAAAACGGCTACAAAGCAGTGGGTGTAAAATGAGCAATAAATTTAATGTGGTTGTCCCACGAAAAAACAAAAATACTAATAAAACTTACTGGCACAGAATTGGAATTGCCTTTCAAAAGGATAAAGGCATGAGCGTTAAGCTAGAAAGTTTACCACTGCCAGATGAAAATGGTGAAGTTTGGATAAATCTTTTTCCGCAAGAGGTAAATCTAAATCAACATAATAAAGATCGCAAGGAGATAAACGATGAAATACCATTCTAATTAAAAACTACCTTTTTTGTATTTTTTAGAAAGGGTTTAGC